CCGCGCTTTGTGGAGATATTTGAGGCCGCGCGGGTGCCGTATCGCCTGAACAGGGCGGACAAGGTGATAGACCTCGGGCCGAAGGTGGGCCAGATCATCTTCCGCACCATGGACGCCCCGGAGCGCATTGTTGCCTACGAGGTGGCGCACTCCATAGCGGACGAGCTGGACACCTTGAAGCACGATAAGGCCGCCGAGGTGTGGCGGCGGATCATCTCCCGCAACCGGCAAAAGATACCGGGCGGGCACCCGAACACGGCGGGCGTCGTCACCACGCCGGAGGGGTTCCGGTTTGTCTATGAAAACTGGAAAAAGCGACCCTTTGACGGGGCCGAGCTTATCAGGGCGAGCACGCATTCAAACGAGGCCAACCTGCCGCCCGGGTATATCCAAAGCCTGATAAACACTTATCCGTCAAACCTTTTGACAGCGTACCTAGAAGGCGAGTTCATAAACCTTGCGCAAGGGGCTGTTTATCATGGGTTTTCGCGCACGCTTAACGCAACGGACGCGAAAGTGGAGCCTGGAGAGCCCTTGCACATCGGCATGGACTTCAACGTGGGCGCCATGGCCGCAGCGGTGCATGTGCTGCGCGGTGGACTCCCCTACGCCGTGGGCGAGCTTGTGGGCCTACGGGACACGCCGGACATGGTGCGGGCTATCCAGCGCCGCTATCCGGGGCACGCGGTCATGGCCTACCCGGACGCGAGCGGGGGAGCGCGCAAAACAACAAACGCCTCCACGAGCGACGTGGCCCTGTTGCGCGAGGCCGGGTTTACAGTCCTTGCCAAGCCCGCGAACCCGCCGGTCAAGGACAGGGTGCAGGCCGTGAACATCATGCTAGATAAGGACGGGGAGCGCCGGTATAAAATCAACATAGACGCCTGCCCGAACTTGGCCGAAAGCCTGGAAACACAGGCGTACGACAAAAACGGGGAGCCGGACAAGTCGCGGGGACTTGACCATATCGTGGACGCTACCGGGTACTTCATGTACTATAGGTTCCCGGTGCGGCGTCCACAGTTCACAACCATGCGTATGGAGGGTATCTAATGCCTATTGACACACAGCACAAGGACTACGCGGCCAGGCTTACGGAATGGCGGATGCTGCGCGACTGTATAGCTGGCCAGGGCGCGGTCGTGGCCGCTGGCACAGCGTATGTGCCACAGCTTTCCGGGCAACTTAAAGCGGACTACGATGCCTACCTGAAGCGCGGCCTGTTCTTTGGGGCAACGGGGCGCACGCTGGACGGCCTTACGGGCATGATCTTCCGCAAGCCCCCGCAGCTTGACGCGCCGGACGCGCTGGCCAGGTTGCTAGAGGAGATGACGCCGGACGGCTTGCCACTCCTGGGCCTGGCCGAGCGCATCACGGCTGAAGTCGTAGGTGTGGGGCGCTGTGGGGTTCTTGTGGACTACCCCGCGCTGGACACGGGGGCCATGTCGCGCCTGGAGTTTGATGCACTTGCACCGCGCCCCTACGCGGCGCTGTACATGGCGGAGGATATTTTCAACTGGAGGCTGGAGCAGGACGCGGCGGGCACGCGCAACATCCTGACGCAAGTGCGCCTGTACGAGCGGGCCGTGGAGTACAAGGGCCTAGATGAAGAGGAAGTGCTACAGATACGGCTGCTATTCCTGGACGGCGGCGTGTATAAGCAGCAGGTCTATAGGCAGAACAAGGATAGGCAATGGGAGCCGTGGGGCGCGGAGATTGTGCCGGTGCAGAACGGGGCCGCGCTGGACTACATCCCCTTTACCTTCTTTGGCCCGCAGGACACGGGGCCCGCCATCCAAAAGCCCCCGATGCTAGACCTGGCCCATGCGAATATTTCGCATTTCCAGACCACAGTGGACTACGAGCACGGGGCGCATTTAACGGGCCTGCCAACGGCTGTCATCTGCGCCCCCATGGCCGCGCCAGATGTGGCCACAGCGGCCCGCAAGATAGGCTCCGGGGAGATATGGCAGTTTGACGACCCGCAGGCAAAAGCGTTCTACCTGGAGTACACCGGGCAGGGCCTGGGGGCGCTAGAGGCCCGCCTGAAGGCCAAGGAGGAGTACATGGCCTCCCTGGGTGCCAGGATGCTTACACCCGAGCGCAGGGCCGTGGAGGCCGCAGAAACGGCGGCTATCCATAGGCAGGGCGAAACGAGCGTCCTGGCCTCCATCGCCGGGGCCGTATCGGACGGGCTGACGCAAGTTATAGAACGCCTGGCCGCATGGGCCGGGATAGAGCAGCCCGCCACCTACACCTTGAACCACGACTTCAATCCAGCGGAGATGGGGCCGCAGGAACTCCTCGCGCTTGTGCAGGCGTGGCAGGCCGGGGCCATTGCCTTTACCGACCTTTTCCAAAACCTCCAGCGCGGGGAAATTATAGGCCCAGACCGCACGCCGGAGGATGTCCAGGCCGAGGCAGAGCAGCAAGACCCGTTCGCGGGCGCGATGGTGGCGGCCAATGCCAACAGCTAACGAGACAGCCCGCGACCTCACCATCCGGCACGCGGTGTACCTGGAGCGGTTAAAGAATGGCCTGACGGGTGGGGCGCGTCGGCGTTTGAACCGCGAAATCCTGCCTGCGCTGCAAAGGGCCATAATTGACGCTGTGGGCACGGGCGACCTGTCCGAGGCCAGGAATGCCACCCGCCGCCTTGCAGCTATCAGGGCCGCCATACGGGCCGCAACGCAGGGGGTTTTCGGGCCCGTCCAGGACGACCTTGTGGCGCAGGCGCAGCGCCTGTTGCAGAACGAGGCCAAGTGGACAGCCATGGCCCTGAGTGAGGCGGCGGGCGTCACCCTGGCCTTCAACATTCCCGATGCACGCACCCTGAACGCCGCCTTTCGCGCGCGGCCCTTTGCAGGTTTCACGCTGGACGAGTGGTTTAATAGCCTTGAGGAGGCCACGCGGGCGAATATCACGCGGGTGGTGCAGCAGGGGATGGTGGAGGGCAGCGGGGTTGCGGAGATCGCCCGGCGGCTGCGGGGCACTCGCGCCTTGGGGTACACGGACGGGGTTTTGGAGGTCACGCGCCGCCAGTCCGAGGCCATAGTCCGCAGCGCCGTGACGCATGTCTCCAGCGCGGCCAGGCAAGCAATGTTTGACGCGAACGATGATATTATTGAAGCATTCCAGTTTGTAGCGACCCTGGACAGCCGCACAACCACTTTATGCGCATCGCTAGACGGCAAGGTGTTCCCAAAGAACAAGGGGCCCAGGCCGCCTTTGCATGTAAACTGCCGCTCCAGTCTATTGCCCGTGCTTAAATCTGCGAGCGAGATAGGCATTAAGGACATCCCGGCCAGCACCCGCGCGTCTATGGACGGCGCTGTGCCCGCGTCCACAACATACGGCGAGTGGTTGCGGGGCCAGCCCGTGTCGGTGCAGAACTCTGTACTTGGCAAAGCGAAGGCCAAGCTTTTTCGGGACGGCGGCCTCAAGATCGATCAATTTGTGGGTAAAGATTTAGGGGAGTTGACATTAGACCAGCTAGAGGGTTTATATAAAGGGGCCTTTGAAAAGGCCGGGCTTGTGTGATAGGATTTCTTAACCAACGGAGGAGTGCCCCATGGACGACGCGGTGAAACAGTGGCTTGAGAGCGATGACGGCAAGGCTTTCCTTGCCAAGCAAATTGAGGCCACCACGGCCCCACTGAAGGCCAAGAACGCGGAGCTTTTGGACGAGGTCAAGGGCGCACGGGCCAAGCTATCCGAGGCCGCAGCACGGGCCGAGGAATTGGACGCAGCCAAGGCCAAGGCGGAGGAGGAGGCCGCGCTCAAGTCCGGCGATGTTGAGGCCGTAAAGAAACAGTTGGCCCAAAAGCACGAGCGGGAGTTAAAGGCGTACCAGGACAAGCTTGCCGAAAAGGAGTCCGCCCTTGCCCGCCTTGTTGTGGACGACGGCCTCACCAGCGCGCTTGTGGCGGCAGGGGTTGCTAAGCCCTACCTTGACGGCGCGAAGGCCCTCTTGCGGGCGCAGCATGGCGCGGAGATACAAGATGTGGACGGAAAACCCACCGCTTTCTTTTCAGGAAAGAGTGTGGTAGACTTTGTGCAGGAGTGGGCGCAGGGCGACGCGGGCAGGGCCTATGTCGCGGCACCGGCCCACTCCGGCGGCGGCTCCGGGGGAGCAAGCGGCGGCACCGGGGGTGGCGGCGTTAAGACCATGGTTGCCTCACAGCTTGAATCCTTGCCTACAAAACAAAGGGCACAGGTAATGGCGCAGGGCGTAGTGGTAAAATCTGAACTTTAACCAACCCCAAAAAGGAGACCCCAGAAATGGCCCAGACAGATATTGATGCCCTTCGCCCGGTTGCTTACGCTGCTGCGCGGACTGTTCCCGTTGAAGCTTATGCAGCTATCGGCGCTATCAAGCAGGACTTTGACGACAAGCAAGTCGCCCTCGGCGACGCTGTGAAGGTTCCGATTGCCCCCGTGCGCACGCCCGGCAACTACACGCCCGGCAAAGCGGCCCCGACCGCCGACGCTGCAGCTGCGTCCAGCCTGAGCGTTGCCATTACGGCGATTAGGTCTGTGGACTTTGAACTTACCGGCGAGCAGGAGCAATCCCTGCAAAACTCCGGTGTTCAGGCCCCGTTTGTAGCCGACCTCCTCGCGCAAGGTATGCGGGCGCTGCGAAACGAAATGGAAGAGGCTTGCGTCAACGCCATTAAGTCCGGCGCTGGCCGGGCTATCGGTGCGGCCACAACCACGCCCTTTGCGTCCAATCTTGACCTCATTCCCGAGGCCCGCAAAATCCTTCTGGATAACGGCGCGCCACTTGCTGACCCGCAGCTTATCTTTGATAGCGCGGCTGGGCTGAACCTGCGGAAGCTGAGCGTTTTCCAGCAAGCCCATATCGCGGGCTCGGACAACGAGCGGCGCTCCGGCGTGTTCATGCCACAGTTCGGCTTCACGCTCGCCGAAAGCGCGGGCATTAAGCAGCATGAGAAAGGCGCTGGCACGGGCTACGGTGTGGACTTGACGGAAGGTTATGGCGTTGGAGCAACCACAATCCACCTTGACGACGGCACTGTGAATACCACCGGCGTCAAGGCAGGCGATGTGGTCACCTTCGCGGGCGACACGACCAAGTATGTGGTCAACTCCGGCACGACCGAAGTGGAGGCCGATATTCTGCTCGGTGAGCCCGGCCTAGCCGCTACACTTGCGGACGATGTGGCGATGACTATCGGCGCGAGCTACACCCCCAACCTTGCCTTTGAGCGCAGCGCGGTCGTGGGGATTGTCCGGGTTCCGTTCTTCCCTGACGCCCCGCAGCACCGGAAGCTGGTTGTGTCCGATATGGCTGGGGTGCCCTACCTCTTTGTGGAGAGCCTTGAGTTCGGGCAAAGAACCTGGTCACTCATCACGGCGTACGGGTTCAAGGTCGTTGATCCGCGCTATGTCGTGACTGTGATGGGATAATAAACTAGAGAGGGGGGCGCTCTGCCCCCCTCCATTTTCCTGGAGGAAATAAACATGCTTTGCGATACTGTAAAAGTGACAAATCCGCGTCCAGGGAAGGCGTATAGGATTATCAACGCCACCGACTACGATCCCGCCGTCCACACCCTCTATGAGCCCGACGAGGCCCATGAGCCCAAACCCAAACCCAAAGTAGGCCGCGCACGCAAATGACCATCACAGTCGGCACCGATACATACCTGAGCGTTGCGGGCGCCGATAGCTACTGGGCTGCGCGAGGTGTCGCCACCTGGATCGACGCTACCACGGAGCAAAAAGAGGCGGCGCTCCTGGAGGCTACCCAGTACATAGACACGGCCTACAGCTTCATCGGGCATGTGGCCTCGGACGCTGTTCTGGCCTGGCCCCGGTACTGCGCCACAGTCCTGTATGGCAACCTTGCGGGCGTCACCTACGATAGCGCCACCATCCCGCCCCAGGTGGAGGCGGCGTGCGCGGAGCTTGCCATGGAGGCGCTGGGTGGCCGCTTGCGCCCTGCCCTGCCCCGCGCCGGGCGCGTCAAGCGGGAAAAGGTGGATGTGCTGGAGGTGGAGTACGCGGACGAAGCGCCCGCCCACACCAGCTATGACTTTGTTGCCATGCTGCTCTCCCCCCTGCTGGCCCAAATGCCCGGTAGCGTCCGGGCCGTAAGGGCCTAGACCATGGCGTTCGCGTACGCCCCCTTCGCGGAGGTGGCCACGCGGCAAATCGCGGACAAGGGTCGGATCGTGCGCGTGCTGTACAAGACGGCGGGCAGCTACGACCCCGAAACGGATACGCTCTATCGCCCCCGAATTCGCCCTGCCACTGTCCGCGCCCTTGTCACGGACTACCGCGCCGGGGAAGTGGACGGCACGCTTATACAAATGGGCGATAAGAAGGTTCTGTGCGCGGCGGAAGGCCTGACAAAGCCCGCACCGGGGGATATAGTGGAGGACGGCTCGGAGTATCGGGTCGTTGCGGTTCAAGAGGTGGGCCCGGGCGATACTCCGATTTTGTACAAGCTGCAGGTGCGAAAATGAGTGAAGTCACAGAGTTCCCGTTTGTCTGCACAAGCCATAAAGGCATACTTTTCGGCGATTTTATAGACAAGTTCATTGGGGCGGTCAAACACCACGAGACCCTAGGTGCTGTTGTTGCCGTCTATAGGGAAGATGGTGTATATCTTGACTTGCGCGTGGACGATGTGAAGGCGGGGCATGCACTCCTCTACCTTTTGGAGCGCGCAAAAGATGAAATAGCGTGCAGAATTATGGACATAGAAGATGAGGAGGGCAAATAATGGCGGGATCGTTTTCGGGTATCGTGGCCGTGCGGCGTGGGGAAGAAACCGACCTCACGCTGCTGCAGGGCGCCACAATCAACTTCTCTATCACCATCGGCCCGGACTACACCCCCGCCGACGCGGCCCTACAGGCACGCGAAACTCCGGGCGACCCCGTTGCATATGTCGTGTTCAACTCCGATCTGGGTCGCGTGTCCGTGGACGGCCAGGTCATCACCTTCACTATGACGGCGGAGGATAGCGCGGCCTTGCCAGCGGGGGAGTTTTTTTATGACATGCAAATCGAGGACGACACGGGGGCCACGCACCGGATTTACTCCGGGAAATTCACTGTAGACCCATCCATCACGCAAGTGCTATGACAAGCGTCACCCTCACCACAAAGGATGCTATCGCGGAGATAGAGTCCGGCGGTGCGGATGCCGAGCTTGCCACGCGCCCCGTGGTAGCTGTTTTCGGCGATGGCAGCGCGTCTGCAGAAACGGGCGGCGCTGCTGTGGAGGCCGCACTCATAACGCGCCCCGTGGGTGTGTCCATGGCCGTCTCCGAGGTCACGGCCGCCCTAGCAGGAGGGCGCGGCCCAGAAGGCCCACAGGGCCCCGCAGGGCCAGCTGGGCCACAGGGTGCGCAGGGCGCAGCGGGGCAGGACGGGGAGCCGGGGGAGCCGGGGGAACCGGGCCCACAAGGAGAGCCTGGAGAGCCTGGACCGCAAGGTGTAGCCGGGCAAGAAGGGCCACCAGGGCCGCAAGGCGAAATAGGCCCTCAAGGAGTCCAGGGCCCGCCCGGAGAGCCGGGTCAATCGTATGAACAATCCTTTGAGACAGTGTCAAAGAACCTCAAATCATACCCGTTTACTATCGCGTATTCAGGAAACTCTATATCATCAATCACTTATGACCTTGGTGGCGGGAAAAGCATTGTGAAGTCCCTTGGATATTCAGGCGTGAAACTATCAACAATAACCCTTTCAGGGGACACACCAGGGGGAGTGGACTTGGTCAAAACCTTGGTGTATGATGGTGCGGACAAACTCATCGGGGCCACCTACTCTTGACCAGGTTCGCAGCACAGCTGGACGCGGCGTATAAAAAGGAGGTTTTGGGCAAGATGTCCACCTCCCTGCGCGCCGTTGCGCTCGTCATAGACGGGGACTTGCAGTTGAACACGCCCGTGGACACCGGGCGGGCCAAGTTGAACTGGCAAGCGTCCGTCAACGCGCCAATAGACGCGGAGATAACCATAGGAGCCAACCGCGCAGGTGCTGAGTCCCTGCCGCCCACCCACCCGGAGAGCATAATCTATATTACAAATAATGTTCCGTATATACGCCGATTGAACGACGGCCACTCAAAAAAGCAGCCCGCAGGCTTTGTGGAGCGGGCCGTGGAGCGCGGGAGGCTATCGGTGCTATGACAGATTTTAGCCAGGCAGAGAAAGAGATACGCAAGTTCTTTGCGGCAGGATGGGGCTCCACGACCCCCATAGCTTGGCCAGACGTGCCATTCGCGCCGCCGGACAACAAGACGTGGGTGCGCGTGAATATTAGCGGCATAGCTGGGCGGCAAGTGACGGCGGGCGCGCCTGGGGCGAACAGGTTTAGGCAGAACGGCATGGTGATGATCCAGGTATTCCAGCCTGAGGGCCAGGCAGGCATAGATGGGCGCGCGAAGGCCGCCGCGATTGTGGATATGTTTCAAGGCGCGTCCACAAGTGGGGGCGTGCATTTTGAGCGGGTGTATGCTACACAGGTCGGGCCTGACGGGCATGGATTTTATCAAGTGAATGTGGTAGCGTTTTACTGGCACGACAACCTAACCTAACCTAAAGGAGAACCAAAATGGCCAACTCATCCGAAACCCGCCTTGCCTACATCGCCGAAACAGAGTGGGGCACGACACCTGCCACCCCGGCCTTCACGCCGATCCGGTTTACTGGGGAAAGCCTCGCGCCGAATATAGAAACCACCACAAGCCAAGAGATCAGGGCAGACCGCAACATCACGGACTTGATCCAAACCGGCCAGTCTGCGGGCGGCGGCGTCAACTTTGAGCTTTCCTATGGGGCCCTGGACGACCTTCTGGAAAGCCTTATGTTTTCCACCTGGGATACAGATGTTCTGAAAAACGGCCTCACGCAAAAATCGTTTACCCTGGAGAAAACCTTTGAAACCGGGGCCACAGACCAATACCGCCGTTTCGCGGGATCAGTGGCAAGCGGCATGTCCTTGAGTATCGCCGTGGGCTCCCCCGTCACCGGAAGCATGGACTTTCTATCCAAGGGCATGACGACGGGCGAGGCCATTATCACGGGCGCCACCTATGGCTCCGCCACGGCCAACGATGTCATAAACCCACACACCGGCTTTGCGGCGCTCACGATGACGGGCGTCACCTCGCCCGAGGTCACGGCCATTAACCTCACGATTGCCAATAACCTGCGCACCCGCCGGGTGCTTGGCAGCATGGACGCCGCCTCCATAGGCACCGGGCGCTTTGAGGTGACGGGCGATGTGGAGGTCTACCTGAAGGACAAGGATGCCCTTGACCTGTTCCTGGCGGGCACCTCCTCCACGCTTTCCTTCAAGCTCGGCGGGGCGTCCAGCAAAAACTATGTCTTCAGCTTGCCAAAAATCAAGTTCACAAGCGCAGAGGAGGTCGCTGGAGGCATTGACCAAGACGTGATGGTCAAGCTCGGCTTCCAGGGCCTGTACAGCACTGACAGCACGCTTTCCATCACCCGCACAGCATAGGAGGAAGACCATGAAAGGCCCATACGCACTTGAAACTGACAAAGACCTGGAGGCAGGACGCGGCGTTGTCCTGGACTATCCAAAGTACGAGTTCTCCATAACTATACACCGCGCCGGGGGGGCAAACGCCAAGTTTCAGCGCGTTGCCTCCGCGAAACTGGCCCCGCACCGCCGCAAAATAGAGGCCGGGGTTATGGATGAGGCAGAGGCGAACGCTATCTGGGCGGACATTTACTCTGAGGCCGTGATCGTGGGGTGGGATGGCGTGGTGGACAGGGACGGCAAGCCCCTCCCGTTCAACAAAAAGAACTGCGTCCAGGTGTTAACGGATGTTCCGCACATACTTAAAGATGTGATGAAGTGCGCGGAAGATGTTGAGATGTTCAAGGCCGCCCAGGAGGAAGCGGAAGAAAAAAACTCGTAGCCGTCCTGCGCTGGGAGTTAGCGTGGGGCGGGCGAATACAAAGGCTAAGCGACGAGGCCAAGGCGCGAATCTACGAAAAGCGCCCTGAGTTGCTCCCGGGCCTGAGGTTTTACCTTCAGGCCTACATGGATTTGCGCTTTGACCGCCCCATAGGCATGGCCGTGGGGTACATCCCCTGGACTGCCATAGCGCACTGGGGGGCTGTACACGGGGTGCAATGCCCCGATGAGTTGAGGGTTTTGGCCCGGTATGTCCGGGCCCTGGACGCGGAAGAAATGGCCCAGGCCGGGCAGGGGGGCAAAGGGAAATGACAAGCACCGCGCAGATCAAAATAGAGATTAAGAGCGACCCGTCCGGTGCGCGGCGGGTCAAGCGCGACCTGGATGAGGTGGGAAAGGCGGGGGGCCAGGCAAACCGGGCCGTGGCGAGCCTGAAGTCGGCGCTTATATCTCTGGCCTCCGGGCTCTCCGTGGGCCTCGTGGTAAACGAGCTGCGCAAGTTCTCGGACGCCGTGGCCGAGGTGTCCACACTTGTGGATACAGCCACCTTTGACATGAGGACGCTGAACGACGCCGCGCTGGACATGTCCGCCGCGTTCGGGAGTGCGCCGCAGCAACAGGCCAAGGCCTACTATCAAATCATCTCTGCCGGGGCCAAAACGGCCGCCGAGGCAACGGACACCCTGACCGTGGCAAACAAGTTGGCCGTGGGCGGCGTGACCGATGTTTTCACGGCGGCCGACGGCCTCACCACCATCATGAACGCCTATAGAAAACAGGCCGTCACCGCGCAAGAGGCGTCAGACGGGCTCTTTGTGGCGATGCGCGCGGGCAAAACTACTATCGGGGAAATGTCCGAGGCGATAGGCCGGGTTGCCCCCCTGGCCGCACAGGCTGGCGTGTCCTTTGACGAGACCTCGGCGGCGATCGCCGCGCTCACCAAGGGCGGTATAAGCACGCGGGAGTCCGTGACCGGGCTGCGCGCAATCCTGGCCGCCGTCGTCAATCCCTCCGAAGATGCCAAGGATATGGCCGCCGCCCTTAGCTTAGAGTTCAGCGCGGCGGCCCTAGAGTCAAAGGGGCTCGCGGGCTTTCTGCAAGACCTGGCCGACAAAACCGGGGGCTCCACCGAGGCGCTCACACAACTGTTCGGCGGTGTTGAGGCGGCCGTGCCCATCATGTCCTTCGCCGGACAGGCGGGCGCGGACTTCACGGACATCATGGTGGATATGGGCAAAAAAGCCGGGGCTACCGAGGACGCCGTGGACAAGATGATGGAGACCATCGGAAAGCAAATGGATAGGGTGTTAGGCAGCGCCCAGGCCGAGCTTGTCAAGACAACCGCCAGCTTCGGGGGCGTCTTGGTGCCGGGCCTGAAGGCGGTTGCGGATAATATGGGCTCTATCTTCCGGGGCGTGGAAATGGCCGCCTCCACCCTTGTAGCGGTCATGGTGGCCCGCATGACTCCGGCTATAACTGCCTCCGCCGCGAGCTTTACCTTTGCCACCTCGCAAGCCTTCGCCTACCAAGCCGCGCTCGCACGCATGGCTGGCTTTTCTGGCGCGGCAGCCCGGGCCATGGCCGGGCTGAATGTCGTCATGGGCACCACGGCACGCATGTTTGCGCTGCTCGGGGGCCCGCTGGGGGTGGCCCTTATAGGAACGCTTGGCCTGATTGCGCTTCGGGCGAACAAAGTGGGGGAAGCTACCGAAGTTCTTAATGACAACATGGAAAGACTTATAAATAAGGCACAGGAATACACTGGCGCGGATGTGAAGACCAAAAACATTATACGGGACGACATAAGCCAAGCTATAAAAGAACTGCAATCCGAGCGCGAAAAACTTGTGTGGGCGCAGGAACAGTTATCAAGTCAGTGGCTGAGCGGCGTGAAAAACCTGGGTAGCTCTTTGGGGCTCGGTGATGTTTCTGAAAAAAGCGTAGGGGCCCTGATTAGGCAGGTAGATAGCTCTATTCGTACCCTTGAAAGCATGCAAAACCAATTTGGTCAGCAAGACAATATAGTTAATGACCTAAAGGACTTAAAGCTTGATTTTGGGCTAGAAGAACAGTCCAATGCCCTCAAAGATATTAAAGGCGAAATCGCAAACATCGTGGACGCCACGCGCACCCCAGCCGAGGAGCTGCGCGCCACGCTTGATCATATCG